CCGTCCTTCAAGAAAAACTCAATGTCACCACCACGTTGACCCGTAAGAACGTCGTTAAACACTTGGTCAGGGGCTTTTCCTAGTTCAAGTTCGTTAAATAAATTGTCACTAATACCTCGCTGCCTAGCTAACTGCTTACGCTGGGCTGGTGTTTGCGTTGGCATATTCTTGAGACGATAATCAATCATAGTGCCTACAAGGTCGCCAAGTTCCTTAGGGTCAGTCACGTTTTCAACCTGTACTGCTAGATTGTCAAGACCTAGGTTTTCAGCTTGGGTTTTGACCTGTGCTTTTCTATTAACTAATGCCTGTGAGCTTGCCTCTTGAGCTGCTAAGTCTCTAGCAGCAGTAGCAAGTTTGGCTGCACTGGGTATGTCTCCTTGTGCTTGATACACCTTCGCCAAACCCTGAAGCCCTTCTACAGTGTTTGGGTCAAAACTAGACAACTGTTGTTTAAAAGCTTCCCTTTCTCTTTGCGCCCTTGCATTGGCTGGAAGTTGCCCTACGCCACGAAAAGCTTCAAACAAACCCCCCATGTAAGCGGGCTGTGTTGCTGCTCTTACAAAATCTCTTCCAAAACGTGCCATGATTTCTCCTTAAGGAATTAAGTTTTGTAGGATACCGCCGGGTTCTACAAGACCTGCTAAAAGTCCTGAACCTGCGGTTCCTATAAGTTGGCCTCGTCCAAGTTCGGCAGCCAACAATGCGTCGATACCAGAAGCAGTTGCTTCTCCAAAGAGTCCTGTGCCGTACAACTGTGCTTGTTGTGCCGCTGCAGCCGCAGTCTGTCCGGGAGCCAACGCACGTAACAGCTGTGTCTGAGGCAAGTAAGCGCCACCAAGAGCAGTAAGACCAAGCTGTTGACGTGCGCTTTGTAGACCAAGTTCCCCTCCTAAGAGACCTTGACCTGCTTGCATTGCCTGTAGTGCCTGTGCTTGACGTGCTGTGTTCAATGCTTGTCGTTGTTGTGCTAGGTTTGCACCTAAGCCCGCGTACTGTGCGCCTAGTCCTGCCTGTTGAGCCTGAAGACCTCCCGCAAGCTGTGCCAACTGAGCAGTTTGTCCAGCAGCAGTAGTAGCCCTTCCAAGACCTTCTGACTGTAGCTGTGACTGGATCTGTTCTGCGGACAAACCAAGCTGTGCAAGCTGGGTAGCTCGTTGCTGTGATTGAGACTCCAAAGCAGACTGCGCTTGTTGTGCCTGTAGTCCTGCACCAGCCAACTGCATCTGACGACCAAAGCCTTCTGCATTCATCTGAGACTGTACTTGATCCGCAGACAACCCAAGTTGTGACAGCTGTGCAGCACGTTGTTGTGCCTGAGACTGCAACTGACTTGACAAACCAGCCTGCTGTGTAAACATGCCGCCGAATGCCTGAGCCTCACCCAAAGCCCGCTGACGTTCTGCCTGAGCTTGCTGAATAGCAGACAAGGATGCTCTGTCCTGAGCTTCTTCTTGTGCTGTAGCCAACGCAAGTTGTTCAGGGGTAGCCCCACCAAAGGCTGCTGAACGCACACCAAGGCGTCCCTGTGCAGCTAGACGCTCTTCCAAAGCAAGACGTTGGCGCTCTTCTTCAGGTCGCTGTGTAGCTCTGATACGCTCAAATACTTCTGCTTCTCGTGCGCCTGTAGGTCGTAATACATCTGCAGCTGCTTGTCCTGCAAGACCACCATACTGTCCACGCAATGCTTCTACATCAGCAGGAGCAGTTGTATCAAGACCAGCCATTCCTAAGCCTAAACCTCTAGCAGCCAAGGCTCCTGCGCCTGTACGAACTTCAGGAGGTCTTATACCAGCAAACGTCTGAGTAACATCTGTTACACCCTGACCGAGCTGGCCTGTCCCTAGACCCAAAGCTTGTTGCCCTAGTGAACCAATACCAGCACTAGGCTCTTGAGTTAAAAGTCCGGGCACTTGTCCTGCAAACTGTCCACGTAAGAGGTTAATGTCTGCAGGCTGTCCTTCAGCGGCAGTCATAAATCTACCACCAAGGCCAAAGGCTTGTTCAGCTGCAGCTCTTGTAGGATCAATACCAAAAGTAGGAGTAGCCATCAACTGCTGACCCCTGCCTAAAGCTCCTAGACCTGCTTGTTGTAACTGAGCAGCGCCCGGAGTAGGACCAAACATGCGTCCAGCACGTCCTAAGAGACCTCTTTGTATGGCCAACTCTTCAGGAGACAACTCCATTGTGGTGCTGAGTTGTTGCTCTGTAATGCTCTTTGTTTCTCCTGTAACGGGATCAGTGTACGTTCTTTGAACAGGAGTTATTTCAGTCCCAAACTCACCGCCAGTAGCAGTAGTAATAGTGTAAGGCTGGAACTGCGCTTGCTGCATTTGTTGCGCTGCAAGAGTTTCAGCAAAGTCTTGAGCGTTTGAGCCTAAACCTCCTAAGTTATCATAAGCTGTTTTTAAAAGACCAAAAGCAGCTGCCGATCCTCCAATTCCTAATAAGTCATCTAAAATTGAGTCAGAAGTTCCCGGAGTGGCAGAAGATGTCGCCGTTCCTACGTTAGCGCCTGTTTTCGTAGCAGTCATGTCAGTAACTGCGGCATTATTAACTCCTGCATCTGCAATCATTGGAGGCCCTGAATAGCCCGGGTCTGACACCAAAGATGGCCCTGAATAGCCCGGGTCTGACACCAAAGATGGAGCAGCTGCGCTTTGGACGTTATCAATTGTTCCGTTAGTTGCGTAGTCATAAGCACGAGCGTCTTGAATAGTATTAAAGGTTCGGTTACCCACACGATACATTAGTACGTACCTCCGTCAATTGTTCCTGTTGACAGCGTACCTGTAAACGTCAAAGCAGGTATTGTCACTGTTCCTGTAAAGGTCGGTGAAGCAATGTCTGCCTTTGTAGCGATAGCTGTTGATATAGCGTCAAACTCTGTTTCAAACTCAGCGCCCTTAATGATTTTACCGCTGTCACCGGAAGGTAGACTGTCCTTAGCGGCAAAGTCAGTAGTCTTTGTATAGTTACTCATAGTACTTTACCCATTAGTGCTAATACGTTGATCTCTTGGAGAGACAAACCAGAACCGTCTATGTCTGCTTCCAACCCAATTGTTATAACTCCACCGCCTCCGGTAGTGTTTATACCACGGCGTGACGTAAGATCACCACCTGTAAACTCTGCTGTACTGTTGTACTCGCTTTCGTTAAAGTAGCCTGTTACCTGATTACCTACTGTAAACTCTGCTGTTTGAAAAAACGAGCCAAAGTCATAAGCCCACTTAAGAAACATAATGGCACTGTTAGCACCAACAATCGTAGGACGTAACTTTTTAAGTATCTTCAAACGTGAAGGATCACCAAAGGTCAGACCGGGACTGTAGTATTTAAAACGGTATTTTTCACCATTATCTTGATAGCCGCTGTACTCACCAATGCCTTCGCCGTTACCAATCAACAACGTCCCGTCTTCTTTTCTACCGTAAGCCGTAAACCCTGTGCCGGGCCAGCGTGTTACACGGTACGCACCGTTTTCTAGCGTGCCTCTAACATCGAAGCAAAAGGTTGTATCTTGAGCCGTGAAGGTTAATAAGTAGAAGCCTTCTTCTGGGCTGTACACAGTCCTATAAAACTCTGATTCATTCTGCAGCAGTGCGATGATGTCTTTTGTTACGTTGCCTGAAAGACTGCTGATAGGCATTGACTTTTCTTGTATTGTTCTACCAAAGCTTTTTAGACCAGTGTGTGACAAGAACAACACGTCTGTACCAGTGTGCTGCACAGTGTCCCTGTCTACGCAACCTACTCCTGCTACCGTGTCTGCTAACACCATAGTTGCTGGAGCTTCTGCACCAGAGTAAGCAATAATGCTGTGCTTACCAAAGATAATTAGGAGTCCGTTGTGTGCTGCTAGTGCAACAATTTCGTCATAACCGTCAGGCCATACCTTAGACACGTCAATAGATCCGCTAGTACCGCCAGACCAGTCATGTCCAATCAACAGGTCTGACCAGTAGATAGTAGACTTGTCGCTGCTAAAGTCCGCAGTCCAAAGACGGCCGTAAGCCGGTATGACTTCGTTGCCGTACATAGTAGAAGCAACACCAGCAGCACCGCTGACAGTACTGAGTTTAACTACAGCTGCACCAGCGTTATCATAAACAAGCGGTTCGTACCCACGTTGAAAAAAGTAAATCTTATTATTAAAGTTTACCATCTTCCAATTATCAGCAGTAATTGTGTAACTGCCGGGAGTTTCGTCAACCAATGTTGTCGTACCGCTGATAATCTTGTTGTTACCTACAGAGAATATTTTTCTGTTACCACTACTATCCTCAAACTCTTTGATGCTTCTGATCTTAGCAGTACCTAGCACAGTTTTGTTTGTTGTTAAAACATTGTAGCCTTTGCGTGACGCAATACGACCACGTTTGTCAATCACTGCGTTGTCAGCAATGTCAGCAAACGAAGGGTCTTGTGCCAGTGGAGAATCTTCTGTGTTGATTCCCTTAAACGCTGGAGCTACAAGATTGATGCTTTGTAACTGTTGAGCCATAACTACCTCACGGCGTATAGAAGATTACTTCTTCTGGGTGCTTTTGAGCGTCTAGTGCAATGGCATCAGACAAGTATCTGTCAGCAATAGCAAAGTACTCAGGAGCAGACGTACCGCCTGTTTCACCACGTTCACGAGCCAACAGAGCAATTGCCATGTGAATTACAGGCATTGAAGGCACCGTTAGTTCGTCTGAGTCCGCTGACAAATCAGCTTGTCTTTTGACACAGTTAAAACGAATGGTGTACTCTTTGTCCGGAGTAGGGTAAACGTCAATCTGAGTATCGCCGTTACTGTCTACGCCGTTGTATGTGTAGCACGTAGGCGCTCCTGTGCGTGGATCAGAGATCAAGTAAGCTTCGTCAAAAAACGTAGCTGTCTTGTACTCCATAAACAAATTAGCTGTGTCGTTGATTACATTAAGTGCTTTGATTCTGTTTTCGCTTCCAGTAAGAACGTAATTGAAGATGTCAGAAGTAGTAGTAATCGTTAGGGTAGTCCTAAGGGCAGACCAGTCCCACGAGTCTTCCACTATTCGCTTGGCGTCGTTCACAAAGTCTCCTACCATCTTGCCATAAGTACTAGAAGAAACAGAGGTAACTTCTTCTTCTCGCAGCCTACGCAACACATTGTTTACTAAATTTAAATAGGTCATGACAATAAAAAGTCCTCTGGTGAAGTCAACATGCCGCTATTTCTTTTTATAATCTGATCTAAGACATCTTGATAAGTTGGGTTTATAAGCCGTTGTAGCTGAACAGGTTGATAATTAATACCTAAAGGATCAAAAGACATGGGTTCAATTTGTCTTAACATACCACCACCTCCACCACCTACGGGTAACTCAGGTGTAACTTCTATCGGGTCTAGTTCTTCGTCTCCGCCGTCGTCTGGGTCTGGATCAGTTTCAATAGGGTCAGTACCATACTCGTCGTCAGGAAAACCTTTGTACTTAGAGCGTTCTTCAAGAGTACTTTCTAGTTCGTCAGTGTCTCCATCACCGCCGCCAACAGGACCACCAATTATTTCTTCTATCTCTTTGTCCTTGCTAGGGAAAGGCCCAGTAGCTCCGGGAAGGTCTCCTTCAAAAACGTCTTCTCCATCACCGTCGTCGATAGTTATGGTGTCAAGATCGTCGTCACCACCACCGACAGGACCACCTATTACTTCTTCTATTTCTTTGTCTTTACCGGGGAAGGGTCCGGTAGCTCCGGGAAGCTCTCCTTCAAAAGGATCTGTTTCTCCTAGAAGGTCGTCGTCACCTTCGTCAACTGTTATGGTGTCAAGATCATCGTCACCATCACCACCATTGTCTGGGGCGTCTGGGTCTCTGTCACCGGGGTTTTCGCCGGGAAGCTCACCTGCTATTGTGTCTAAGAAATCCTTGTCACCTTCAGTAAGCTTGCTTTGTAAATCGGTGTCTTCTTCTTCTTCGTCATCGTCACCCAGATTGTTGTACCAGTTAATAATTTCTTGAGTAACTTCACCAGATAAAATTAAAGCGGCTAAACCATCAGGAATATCATCATAACCGCCAAAAATACCTGCTAACACAGCAGCAGGATCAGTGACAGAGCCTAAAACACGGGACCAAATATCCTGAGACCAGTCACTAATAGCGCCTATAGGGTCGTTTAGCAAGTCCTGTATCTCACCTACCTTAATCATACCAGACGGTATAGGGAGACCGGGGAGGCCGGGAATAAGTATCTGACCTTGCTGCCAAGTAATGTTACCAAAGTCTTCCCAAAGAACACCAATGCCAGTGCCTATGTAATCCTCTAGTATAGACTCTGGTGTGTTCTCTGGCATTACCTTACGTATAAAGTCGATAGCCTTCTGAGTAGCTTCTTCGACTGTCATTGTAGGGTCAATACCAACGTCAGAAAGAACATCTCTAAGAGCTTCTTGTAAAGCACCCGGACCTTCTTCTGCTGCTTCGGCTAAACGGTCAGCAAGTTCTTGTTGTTGATTACCCTGTCTTTGGGATAGCCACGCATCAAAACCGCCTGCTTCAAGGATCTGTTGAGCAATAGCGTCAATCTGGTCTTGGTTTGCTCCTGCAAGGACAGACTCAAGTTCCCTCAGCAACTCTTCAGAAGTGCCTTCGGGTATGCCCTGTCTTCCGGACATAATGGCGTATAGCATTTCAAACACATCGTCTTCGCCAATAAGGTCTGAAGGACGTGGCTCGTCGTCAGGATTAAGCTCCATAATGTCTAAAGGAGTTCTGCCTTCAAACT